CATAAGTCAGCCGCTCCCGGTCCTCGAATATGGCTAGACACCGGAGTAGCAGACAAAGCGGGAAAGGCGAGGAATGACCAGACAGGCCGAAGCGCTTTTAGGGTGATGAGAGCCGAACCACCAAGAGGTCTTGGTCTCCCTCTTCGATCAACAACCGATCCAATCAAGGTCGATGTACTGAACGGTATTCAAAGACTGAAGAGGGCCTTTAACTCAAGGCGCTATCTGATCACTAAAGAGGTTTGGCAGAAGGGCGAAAGAGCCACCGGAAACAGTATCAGGAAAGCGCTCCTCTCCTATGGTTGGGACAACAAAGAGCAACCGAAGAAGGACGGAAGAGAGGACCCATTGGACGCGCTCCGCTATGATTGCATTATCTTCAACTGGGCAGATGCTACAGATCAAGGATACAAGCCGAGGTCGAGAGGTGCTAAAGTCAACCGGCGCGTGAAGGTTGGAGGCAGTAAAACAAGGAGCTTCTAATGGAACTAGTCGAGACGAAACTAGCGATAGTTCTACTTGACCTCATTGGGTCCACCAAGTTTGTCCAGCAAGTGGGAGCGATGAAGGCGGCCAAGTGGCTCCAGTATCACGACCGGTTAGCGCGTTCGCTTGTCTATAAGTTTGAAGGGCGAGAGATTGATAGAAGCGATGGTTTCCTCCTGAGCTTTGAGCGACCTATAGACGCGGTAAACTTTGCGCTGATCTATCAACAGACAGTCCCACCGAAGACAAAGCTAGGCTGTAGAATCGGGATTCATTGGGGGACTATCGTTGAGGTCAAGCAGAGTGAAATCTTTACGGTGACCGGGGCCAAGTCAATCGAGCTTGAAGGGATCGCTAAGAATATCGCGGCTAGAACAATGAGCCTATGTCAAGCCGGTCAAGTTCTCCTCACTAAAGAAGCCATGGCAGCTATCAAGGGAAGGACCAACCACTGGACACCCAAGGGCACACGATATGCTTGTGTCGGTGAATATCAATTCAAGGGAGTGAGGGAGACTCAAATCATCTATGCCGTTGGATCAACCATCGACTCTCTCCAACCTCCTCCAAGCTCAGAGAAAGTGAAGCGCGTAGCCGGTCCAAACAAGATCAAGAGTCGAATGAGAGACAGGGAGCTCCGCGAGTGGGCTTGGTGGTTCACTAAGACTCTAGCTCTCATTATCTCCTTTTGGCTTATCTCGATCTTCGGTCCAATCATCATCGATCCACACAAGCGCTTGATGAGTAACCTTGATCAGTGGTTCTATTGGATCGACCCAATCTTGGTCACCCTTCAGACAATCCTTGAGGAGCTGCTATGAGTGAAAAGAAACAGACTCACAGAGAGTTCAGTCAGGTAGAGAAGGCGAGGAGAGGTTGGTGGTTCTCTGTCTTCTTCCTCTGTCTAGTCGTAGCGCTGATCCTGTTCTTGACCTATGTGAAGATCGTTGATGAGAACCGCGATGTCTTGGTTGGAATCCTTGGCGTCATCACCGGCTCTATCTCCTCCATGGTGGCCATCGCGAGCGGTCGCGACCCTTCAGAGGTTGAAGAGCTGAAAGATAAGCTAGCCTCAGCGAATGCAGACAGAGAGGCGCTCATAGCTCGCTTGAGAGATGCACAGATTCAGCTCCAACTCCATCGCGATCAACTAGCCGAGCTTCAAACGGCCATCATTGACAAGCTCTCTTTATTCGCCGGCTCACATCCAATTAAGACCAAGGATGAAGCTCAAGTCATCCTTCATCACTCGGTCGAGGAATGGCTAGATAAATAAAGCGGCGGCAGTCACCCCAGTGTGCAAGTTAATCTATTATGTTCAACGCTGATTAAACTCAACTGCCGCCGGTCATCAACATAGACCTTGATTTTATACTGAACAAGGTTTTATTGATAAAATCAGTTCTAGGTGCTTATATTGTCTGAGAAGCACTCACCTTAGCCTTGGGGGATCAATGAGCTATAACGATCAAGAGCGCTCTCCTAAGCATATGCGAGCGTTGACTCCACGATTCACCACAAAGGGGATCACCGGAACACAGCTCAGCGGCGGAGTGATCACCGGCAAAGAACAGAATGCACAGCTGACCGGTCTTAACTGGGTTAAAGAAGCTGAAGAGATGGTGAGGACTGATCCGATCGTTAGACGCTCTTGGCATATGCTGAGACAAACGCTTCTCTCTGCCTCTTGGCGCTTTGAGCCGGGGATAGAGAACGATCCACAAGCGGAGGAGCTAGCGCGGTTCGCTAATGAGTCTTTCGGCTTCGATGGCTACTCAGGACAGATGGCAGTCTCTTGGGAAGATCAACTTTCCTATCTATGGGAGTTCGTCCCACTCGGCTATCGATACGCGGAAGAAATCTACAGAGTTGGACCGGACTCTGAAGGCAAGGTCAGAGTATGGCTTGATCGATACGCTGACAGAGAGCCGAGCGCTCATAACCGTTGGTTAAGCCGAGACAATCAACAGCTTGACGGAGTTCTCCAGAATGTTGTTGGTATGAGTAGAGCTCCGGAACCTATCCCGGCCAACAAGCTCCTCTTACTGACACTCAACAGGACCGGCTCCAACTTTGAAGGTGTTGGTATGTTGAGAGCTGTTTGGTGGTGGTGGAGAACTAAGCAACGAGTAAGCAATCTTATGTGTGTTGGTCTCGATCGCTGGGCCGTTCCAACTCCCAAGGTCAAGGTTGATCGCTCACAAGCTGAGAATCTCGGCCTAACCGATGGCGATATTGACGCGATGATTGAAGATGCAGAGGGACAAGCTCAAGCATTCATCAGCGCTGAACAGAGCTATCTCGTTGAGAATGGCGCGGTGAGCTTTGACACCTACGCAGCTCAGCCTAACCTTTATGCTCAAGGGCCGCTTGAGATCATAACCAAGTGTGACTCTCAGATATCGGCCGCTTTCCTCACTCAGTTCGCTGACCTTGGCAACACCGAGACAGGAGCGCGATCAGTGGGAGAGATACACCTCTCAGTGTTCCGACGAGCTGCAATCAATCTTTGTGACATTATCGCTTCTCAAGTGAGCGGAGTTGATCGAAGAGGCGGCGGAACAATCGGCCGCTTGATCCGTTGGAACTATGGCTTAGTCGATCCTTCCAAGCTCCCTCGATTGACTCACACCGGTCTTGACACTGATGACCTAGCTGAGTCACTCGGTATGCTTCCCGGTCTAGTTCAAGCCGGTCTCCTCACTCCGGATGACGAACTTGAGCGAGCGATCAGAGAGAGACTCGGAGCCGGTGACCTACCTGAAGACGCTCAGCGCTCAGCGCTAGAGAGGACAGCTTCACTCAAGGGCGGAGGTGTAGCAGCTCTAGCCGAGAACCTCATCAAGAGGAGGAGAGCGAATGGCTAAGCGAACCAAAGCACAGACACCGGCACCAAAGAAGGACCGGATCACTGGAAGCAAGAAGAATCCGAAGGGGAGCGCAAGCGGCGCAAGAGGTGGAATCAAGATCAGTGATAGAGCAGAGAAGGCTCTTGAGAATCTTAGGGACAAGCACAATGACCGCTATAACGCCAAGTCTAAACAGGTCGATCTAGGGACACTCAAGGCAGTGTTCAGAAGAGGAGCCGGCGCGTTCTCTGTTTCCCATCGCCCAGGGATGGACCGGACTCAGTGGGGAATCGCTAGAGTCAAAGCGTTCTTGAAGTTGGTCGGAACAGGCGAGCGAAAGAAGGCCTATGACACTGACCTTGACCTACTCCCCAAGGGACATCCACAGAGGACAGAGAAGAAGTCTGAGACTCTAGCTGTTCCGGATAAATACTCACACATTGACTTCACTCCTCCCAAGGGAGCACAAGAGGCCGCTAAGCGAGCGCTTGAAGTCAGAGCAGACAAGCCAAGCTCTCAACGCGGTATGACTCCAGTAGGGATCGCTAGAGCTAGAGACTTGATGAACGGTGAGACCCTCTCACCGGATACAGTCCGACGAATGCTCAACTACTTCACACGACATGAGGTAGACAAAAAAGGTTCCACGTGGAACACACAAGGGAAAGGTTGGCAAGCGTGGCACGGTTGGGGAGGTGACGCCGGCTTCGCTTGGGCGCGAAAGGTGGTTAAGCAGATGAACGCAGCAGACGATAAAGCGCAAGCGCTAAGGGCCTACGGTGAAGCGGTCATGCTCTCTGAAGCCTCACCAACCTATGACATCCCGGAGGGTCTCACCATTGGTAAGCCGTTCAAGACATTGGCCCTTGGTCAAGTCTCATCACGTATGAACGGTGAAGCGATCGGAAAAGAGATCGACCGTGATCTCCTCACTGAGATGATCCGAGTCTATAGAGAGCGGCGTGAAGCTGACCCTGTGATCATCGATTGGCAGCACGCCACATCACCCTTTCAAGGCGGTCATCCCGCTCCACCGGAGAGCGGCTCAGCGCTCGGTCTTATCGTTGACCTTGAGCTTAGAGAGGACGGCCTATATGCAACACCGGCTTACAATGAACGCGGTCTTGATGTGGTCAAGTCTGCCGGCGGCATCTTGTGGAGCTCCCCGGAGTTCCTTAACGGTGAGGTCTTCTCACGCGATGGCGGCTCCAAGGTTGGAGACGCTCAACTTTTAGCAATCACCCTCACACCTCGCCCAGCTCAATCTAATGACAAGATTGG